GCAGAGAAGTTTGAGGCGGTTGCTAGGGGTGACATTAAAAGGCTGGCCATCAGTCTACCACCGCGACACACGAAAAGTGAGTTTGCTTCATACCTACTACCAGCATGGTTCCTAGGGAACTACCCACACAAAAAGATTATGCAAGCATCACACACGACAGAGATGGCAGTTGGCTTTGGTCGTAAAGTGCGTAACCTCGTGGACTCCGATGCATACAAATCCATATTTCGCGACGTTGAGTTGCAGGCTGACTCGAAAGCGGCAGGACGCTGGGGGACTAATAAGGCGGGGTATATAATGCGCTAGGT